ACGGCTGCGGTGGCGTCGTCTGAATCGACCGCAAAGATGTGCTCAACGCGCTCGGGCTTGTTCGCGCGTGAGAGCCATAGGTTCATGTTCTGAACCGCTTGCAACGGCCTCCCGCGCGTAGCATGAAGCAGTGAGATGCGCGGGTGCGGTGCGTCATTGAGAACCTGCATTTCAAGGTTGAATGCCTCTTCCTTTCGGCCTGCCAGCCTGAGCGCCCAAGCGCGGAGTCGCTTGGCTTTGACGCCGTAGTACTCAGCCTTATGCGTCCACTGCGTGAAGGAAGGGACGGGGATTTTCTCCATTTCGTCGAGAAGCTTGAGTGATTCAACCGGCTTTCCTTCGTCGAGAAGAATGGATGCTTCCAGCGCGACGGCTTCGCGGCGGGCGGGGTCAAGCCAGCGCGCGGCCCGAGCAAAGCGAAGGGAGGATTCGCCGTCCGTCATGTTGCTCATGTTCATGAGCGTTTCATATTTGTGGACAAGATCCAAATCCTTCATTGCGATGGCCTCCGCGCCGTAGCGCAAGGACAGCTCTCGCTGTCCGGTAATCATTTTTTCGTAATGGAGATAAAACTTCCAATGCGGTGCGAATTGATCTTGCCATTCGAGGATGCGTTGGTTGCGCTCGTTGCTCTTGCGCTGTCCCAGCGGCGGCATGTGATGGATTTCCAAGTCGCGCCGCATGTAAATCTTGATCGTCTTTGTCGGGTGGACGTTCTCATGCACAGCGCGCCACCAGTAGCCGGTGCGGTAGCGGAAGAATCGCTCTCGCGGTGCGCGCTTGTGCTGCTCAGGGATGACGTAATCGCTGAGAATCCAGTCACACTCTGCTGGGCAGTCGCGAAGCGCCTTCAGCGTAGGCTCAACCATGTTGTCCTGAAGCACGTCGTCACAGTCTGCCCACATGACCCAGCCGCCTTCGCCGGTCAGGTCGTAGGCTTTTTCAAATGCGACATTCCGCGCGGCGGCGAAGTCGTCGAGGTGCGGCCAATGGCGGCAGAGTGGCGAGTTGCGATATTCGCCAACGTGACAGCCGAGGCTCTTTGCAATGTCAAGAGTGGCGTCGGGTTCGAGTGCTCCGACTGCGCGAATGATGACGACATCATCGCAGATTTTTTGCAGGGATCGGACGCACCGCTCGATGCGCTCGGCTTCGTTGCCGCATATCAAGCCCGCGACAAGGCGATTTTTTTGGTTCATGTTTCTGCCAAGGGAGCGATGTCAAAAGGGCAACAAAAAACCCGCTCCTTGTGAGAGCGGGCTTGATGTGAACCGTGATCTTTTTACAGGCCGGTCGTGATGCGGATGATCGAGGAGCCGTCAACGACCTTCTCGGATACGTGCTGACGCACGCGGAGGATGTTGGAGCGGCGGGCTTCGTCGCGGTAGGTCTCGGAGACGAAAGGCACTGGGCTATCAGCGCCCCAGAGGATCGTGCGACCGAATCCACCGGCTGCGAACTCACCGCCAACTGTGTTGGCGAGTGCGATGTAACTGTCACCCCAGACGAATCCGCCTGAGTAAGTTTGACCCTTCTTCGCAGTGTTGCGAGGAGCGCGGCCAACAAGGACCTTTTCCACGCCGACTGCTTGAGCAACTTCTTGCTCGGAGAGGAGGCGAGTTGAGTTCGTGGCGACTACGCCGAACATTTGATTTTGAACCTTGGTCGAGCGGCGGACGCGCTCGAACAGGACTGCGGACATGACAAGCGTGTTTGGAAGCACGCCATATTTAGCGAGTTCCAACTTGCCTGCGGCAACGTCGGCTGCGAGATCGAAGGTTGTGATGTTGGCTTCGGTATAAGCGGCTGTTGCACCGGCGGCGGAGATGGCTGTGATGCCGTTCGCTGCGTAGGTGAGCGAGGCAACGCGAAGCTCGTGGCCGATTTGGATCTGGCTGAGGAGCATGTCGGCAACGGCGACCTCAACGTCGAGGAATCGGGCTAGGTCGCGCTGAGTTGCGTCGGGGAGCACTTCCTCAAGACCGTACTCGGTAGTCGCGAATGTATCCGATGTGAACTTGCGGCCAACGCGGGGATATGCAGAGCCAGCGGCGATCTTGGTCGCGTCGTCGTTAAGTGCCTCAGATGCGCCCAGGTTGATTTTCAGATACTCGCCAGAGCGAACGTCTGCAACGTAGATCGGCATGACTTCGGCACCGATGAAGAGGTTTTGCTTGTTCGAGCGGCCCTCGTAAACGGCCTGTGCGATGTCTCCGCGAATTGTGGTAGTGGTGAGTGACATGGTAGTTAGTTAGTTGAGTGTTTCGATCAGGTGCTTAGAGACGAATTGCGAACTCGATGATGTCGCCGGTTACGCCGGAGTTGATTGCGGTGCCGAGAGTCACGCCAGAGGTGACGAGCGTTCCGACAATCACGCCGCCGGTTGTGGCAAAAACCGAATTGCCAGCGGTCACGGGACCAGGCGAAACGATTCCGAATTGAGTTGCCTTGAAGAGTTTCACTTCGCCAACGCCAGCGGCGGCAACGTCGTCTTGAAGGACGCCGATGACTTCAGAGGCGGTTACGAGTGCTGCGGCTGCGTTGTCGCCCGAGCAACGGACGAGCGTGTTACCTGAGAGCGCGGACGCGAATGTGAACGAGCGGAATGGAATGTCAGTTTGGGATGCCATGGTGTGAGTAGATTAGAGGTTGTTGAGTTGGTTGGAGTCGCGGAGGGCGATGTATTCAGCGGGGTGATTCGACATCGCAAATTTGATTGCGGCGGTCTTGGAGCCGAGTTCTGCAGTTTTCGCTTCGATCAAATTCTTCAGATCAAATTTGACTTCGGCAGGAACTTCGGCGGCAGCGGATGCCTTCATGGGAGCTGCGCCAAAGTTTGAAATGATCGTGTCGAGCTTGGCTTCGAGCTTGGACATTTCAGAGTCCTTCATTGGCTCATCCTTTGGCTCTTCGGGAGCGGCTTCCATTGCCTTCTTGTAATCGCCAAAGGCGGATTCAAGGGCGCTGAGACGGGAGACGATGTCGGCAATGCTCACTTCGTCTTCCTTGGGTTCGATTTCGATTTCGGGTGTGTCTTCCATTTGCTTGGAAATTTTGTCAACTGGCTTTGCCTCGAAGCTGAAGAGGCCGGTGGGATTCGCTGCGGGTGTCTGCACCAAGTCGGCAGAGTAAAGTTCCTCGCACGACGCAAAACTCTTGCCGCCGATGTCCCGCACAGGCCCGCTGAATGCAATCGAGATGCCGAATGTGTCGGGTAGCTTCTCGGCAATTTCCAAGACGTAGGCTCGCCGGTCTGCGTTTTGCAAAAGGTTCAAATCTCCGAGGAGCTTTTCTCCGACGATGCGAAAGTTATCGACAAAGCCGATGATGTCTTTGATTCCCGCACCGTGGTCGAGATTGACTTTGACGCCGCCCGCATAGGTCTCCGCGCATGCCTTAACTTCGCGCAATGTCTGCGCGTCCACGTAGAGTCCGTGGCCTTTGGCCTCGCCGACTGAGATGATGGATACTGCTTCGATGACGTCGCTCATGCCGAGGCAGCGATGTCAAAAGAATCAATCGTCGTATTGGTCAATGATGCTCTGCAAAAACATTTCCTCAAGCGCGGCCTGAGCGAGTAGCAACATTTCCGCTTCGTCGTCTTCGCGGGAATATACGACGTCGAATGAACATGAAATCGACTGCCGCACGCGATTGGCTGAAATGTTTTGCACGTTGCCCTGCAAGAAAAATTTTTCGCATGTCGATACGTCCGCAAGGCCGCTTCCTGAAAGGAATGAGAATCCGCGCACGTTTGCGGCTGTCGATATTGAAATCCCGACATCTGCGGTGCTGAGTTTCGCAGATACGCCGCGCGCAATTTCGACGATTACTCTCTGCCCGTGCCGATAGAACCCGCCAGGTAAATCCCGCCCGCTTACAATCGGCGGCGGTTCCGGCGTTACTGCGTTCGGGTCTAGAAGCCCCTGGATGCCGATTGAAAGCGGCGTGGGGCTTGGTAGCAGACCCTGCGTTGCGATGAGCAGGCTGACAAGCATGGCTTAGACTCGCGTGACGGTTGTGCTGGCGACTCCGTCGCCGGTTATGTTTTGCGAGATCGCACCAGCCGCACGACTTGAAGGTGTGACGGTCAACGCACTTCCAGATTTTAGGCCGTGAATAAGGTGGATTTCCTGCAATTCAGGAACAGCAAATGCGGTCAGTACGCCAGCATCAAAAGCACCTGAGACGATTACGCCGGTCTGAAATTGATGAACATTGGCAGCGGCATTATTCTGAGCGTTTATTGCCAACTCAACGTTCGCGTTAGTCGAGCGCACGATTCGCCCGCCGTAGGTTCCGCTGGTTGTGTGCCCGCTCGTGGCTTCGTCCCAGACAGCATCCGCAATGCCTGCGGTGGTAGCGGTCGAGAGATCGTTCACCAAAATTTCAGCCGTGCCGTTCCACGCAATCGTCCCGCTTGAGAGTGGCGTGACGCCCGACTGATAAAAAACAACTTGATACGTGCCTGCTGTGATGACTGGCATGTTCGCGGAATAAAACCTTGAGCTTCCAACCTCCGCGCATGTTATCGCGGAGCCAACTGCCGCGCCGGTCTGGAAGAGTTGCGCGGTGATCGTTAGCCCGCTGGTTGCCTGTGCTGTGTTGAGTTCGTTCGCCATGGTTTTTTAAGATGAGAGTTCGGACATCGATGCAATGACTGCCGCGTCAAAGGTCACGGGTGGCATTGCCCAGTCATTTCGAGGATTTTGGTCTTGCGCGAAAATCGCCAACACGCCTTGCAAATAGGATTCCAGCGCGTCGAGTTCCGTGCATGTTTTGTTGGCAGCGGTTAAGTTGATGCGAAGGTAGATGAGAGTCGGCTGGTAGTCGCTGCCGAGTCCAACGCTCTCGAGATGTTGAATAGCAGTTACAAGAGGGCGTGGGGTCGGGATAAGTGAGAGCGTGTCTGCATCCCATACCATCGCACCGCTGAGAATGGCGGTGGATTGCTCCTCGCTCAATTCCAGTGCAGTGAGGTTGGCGGGGAGCGGGTTCGCAATCACTGTGCCGATGCTCACGCCTTGGCCAGTTGCGGTGTCGTAAACTAAATTCCAAGTGTCCATTTTTTTAAACTTTCGGAACGGCGATAATGCACGCATCATATTTGCCGGGGTTTACGGTGATGTTGTGGCGGATAGAGAGGCGTGATCCTGCGGGAACTTCGCGCCCGAAAATAAGTGGCCCGACTCGCCGCATAGTAATGCTTTCCGCAACAGCGGTGGAACAGATGATGCGCCCAAATGAAACCTCACTTCCCGCCGCGCCGACGCCGATTTCGTAAACAAACGGATCAATGAGTGCAATATCAGTATCCGTAGTCGATGGCACGATGCTAAAAGCTGAGTAATTTTGAGCAGTTGAGGCTACGATTTGAACCCATGTGCCTGACGCTCCACTCATAGCCGTGCCAGTTGATGTAGCTGTAGATGTCCCCAATACATCCAGCGCTGTTGGAGTCAATTCCGAATCGCCAGCGTTGAACGCTGTAAAATCTCGTGCCACTATAGTAAAAGATTTGCTCACAACTCGCGACTGTGAGCGGATGGAAATGCGGCTGCCGGACGCTATTTTTACGGGAACTAAAATGTTTGTTGCCGCCGCGCCTCCCACCGCAATGTTAGGAATGACTACAATTTCACTTCCCGCCGCTCCAACACCGATGTCAATTAGTGTTGATGTATCGGTGGAGCCAGTCGATACGCCGCTCACCAATAACGCCAAAAGAGTTGTTTCGCTGGCGGTCGCTGCAATCGCTTGCGCCCACGCGCCTTTGGTGTGAGTGGTCGCCGAGGCCGTTACAGTTATTGTGCCTGTATTTGAAGTAGAATCAGTAACTTGCGGCCCAGCAAAAAATGGGATGTTCCGAAAAAGCGGAGTCGCACCTAAATATCCTTTTTGTAAGAGCGGCATATTATTTATGGGTCTGTTATGAGATAAAGCGTCGTCGCGTCTGGCGAGCCAATGGCGTTGTATTCTGCCTGAGTGAGTGACACGATATTGTTGACGACATCCGATCCGCTGCCTGCGGTGGTGTCGGAGACAACCATCGTCCCGTTTCGGTTCGGCGCGGTAAATGTTCTTGTTGTTGCTGTGGAGATTCCGTCAACTTCAAATGCTAATTTGCGTGTTGCGTCCGTTGATCCGACAATTCGAAAAACATCGTCGGCCGGTTCGTTCGATCCGCCTGCGGGCGCGGCCCACGTCCCGTCCGCGCGTAGAAAATTTGACGTGCCTCCGCTTGATGCTGGAGCGAGACCCTTTAAACTCGACGTGAAAGTGTCGAGTAATGCGGTTGTTTGCGTCCCAGTCAGGTCTTCGGGCGAGCCTGTTCCGGCAGTTGTCCTGCCCTTGATTCTGGCAGTGGCAACGTCTGCAAGTTTCGCATTCGTCACTGCCGAGTTGTCGATTGTCCAGGTGGCTCCGCTTCCAGAGACTGTTATATCGCCCTTGTCGCCATCTGAAATGCCGCCGCCGGTAGATGGTTGCTGGATGTTTACGCCAATCATGCGAGCAAGATGAGTGCGTTTTTCTCGGTGGGTTCGGGGAATTTGATTTCAAACGACCCGTCGAAAACCGAGCGGTCCGCGCCGAAATTCAACGCGCAAATCACAGAGTTGTTCTTCGATGCGTTGTAGATAATCGCGCCGTGAGCGGTGAAGGATGCGCGGTCGATTTTGAGATCGTTGAATGTCACGAAAGCGCTGCGGCCTGCCATGCCGTTCTTGAAGCCGGTGAGCACGTAGCCGCCGCGATCGTAGCCTGGCCCGCTGACCTCGCCCGCCTCGGTGTAGTGCGCGAGTTCCGGCCCGATCGTTGCGCGGCTCGTGTAAAGCGCGAGCTTGTAGGTGTCGGTCGATTGGTGGATGCCGAGCAGGAAAGCCTGCTTGGCTGATAGTGCAATTCCTTGTGCGATCATTTTGATTTAAGTTGTGCGTAGCAGACTGCCGCGCGTTCGGTTGTATCTGGAAATTCTGCGAGCATGGTGTCATCCGCCATACAGCGAGGGATGAAATCCTTTTCAGACTCGCTCCCCGTAGGGGATGGAATGACAAACTCGGTCAGGCTTGGGAGAGATAGGCTGGCAACCCGTCCGTGCGCGTCGCGTTGGAATTTCATGTTGAGACCTTTCTTGGCCGCTTCCTTTGCGGAGATGCTGCGCGCCTTCGCCGCCGCCCATGTCTGGCCTGCGTCACCGCCCCACAATGCCCATGCAATGCGGCCTGCGGAAGGAAAGCCCTCTTCTCCTGGTTGAAAACCCTGCCCCTTTTTATCAACTTCGTGCCGCGAAAAATAGCTATGCATCCGCTTGACGGTATCTTCGGAAAGATTTTCGCCGTTCGAGATGTCGCGAGCGCGTGCAACTCCGACATTCGTCCCGCCGCGATTGTATTTCGCGCGCCACTCCAACCCCTTCTTGGCTTCGGCGATCATGCCAGAGGTCGGCTTGTTTTTGCCGTCCTCAAATTGCGAGGCTGCGGCCTGTTGCGGATCCGGTGTGGGTGCGGGTTCTGGCGTCGGCTGCGGTGCGATGACTGGCTGGATCTCATTTGCCTTCGGCATTGGCACGGAGTCGGAAATGTATTGCGCAGGGATGTCCATTTCCTCCGCAAGATCAACGATCATAGCGGCCTCTTTCGCCCTTGCGCGGAGTGCTTCTTCGTAGTCCTCGCCAGCGTCTGAGTAAATCTGACCGGCTGTCTTCAGTCCCGCTTTCCAGAGCGCGATGTCGGCAGTCGCCTCGCGTCCGTAATCGATACTGACCTTTGCTGGCCAACACCAGCGTCCGTCCAGCAAAAACTCCGAGTCGTCAATCTCCCCGCGCGCGGCGGCGTCGAGAAGGACAATGTTCTTGATGCGGTTTAGAAACTGTGATTCAAGAAGCCCGCGCCAACGCGCAAAAGTGCGCTCGGCCATAGCTGCCTCCATGCGTGCCATCGGACCGCTCTTGTCTGCGTCGAACGCAAAGCCGTAGGGAAGCCCGACGCTCATGCAAATGTGCGATTGCACCAGCCGGATGAACTCGCCGAACGCTCCGCCTGGGCGCTCGCTTTGGAACATTTCCATCTTCTCGCCAGGCGAAAGATAATTGATCGCGCCGGGGTCGATATTCGAGAGCTTCTCGGTTTGCCCGTTGTCATTCCGTGAGCTGGCCGCGAAGTAGTCGGATGCGTCCGCCGATCCGTTTTCGGTGGTGATGACGCCGGTCTGATAGCTGGCGTATTTGATCGCTTGGATCTCGGCCTTCAACGCCTCTTGCAAGTCCCGCGCGGCGTTGAGCGCCGTGGCAAATGCGGAGCGTCCGCGATATTCGTCCAGTCGCGTGGCGTCGAATAGGTGAATAAATTCCGCTGCGTCAATGTCGGTCGGGTCGAGATATTGGTTGTTTATCGTGCGAACATAGATTTGGTACTTGTCCGGCCTCCCGTATTCATCCAGCATGATTCCGCCGATGTATTTGTCCGAGTCGATTAAGCGATTGTAGGGCGAGCCAATGCGGTCGGCTTCCACGCTCTGCAAGCGGAGTTCTCCGGCTTCGCGGACGATTACAAACCCGCAGTCGCCATCGCGAAGGATGGCCATGACTGCGAGCTGAAGCAGGGTGGTGAAATCGTGACGGCGTAGGAAATCGCACTTGCTGCACCAGTCGGACCAGTATCGCTCAACCTGCGCGTCGAGATCCTTGTTGCCGGTGCGGGCTTGGTAGGAGAGACGGCCCGAGACATAGGTTGCAAATTTCAGGAGTAACGAGCGCACCGGTGGGAAGTTGTCGGCCAAGTCACGCGCAGCGCGGATAAGCTTGTAACGCTCGGCTGTGCCGCTCGTGTCCTCGCCTCCGGCGATGTTGCGACTGATCCCGCGCTTACTGGATTCGAGCGCCGCGTCGAACCGCCCAAAGTTGCGCAGGCGGTCTTGCGCAATCATGCGGGCCATTGCCGCCTTCGGTGCGACAACTGCCAGAGCGCGCGTAAAAAAGTCTTGTTTCATACTAAGGGCGCTGTGTCGAAAAGGCTGTGACGGTACGCTTCACCCGAGAACCACTTGCATACTCAATAGCAGATTGCAACTGCCCGACGATGTTCGAGACCTCGGTTAAATTCGCCCGAGTAAACGAGCGCCCCGCGATGCTGTAACTCGCCCCCGCAACGGCGATTGCCTCAAGGCATGCGATATATTTTTCCTGCAAGCTTTGAAGCGTTGCAAGCGGAAGCCCGAAAAAAGTGGAATTTTGCGCCATCCTTGGGCGAGGGTGTCAAAGAAGCCATGCGATAAACTTCCCTCTGCTCATCGTTCCTCGCTGAATATCGAAATCCCGCCAGACCTCGGCTGGCATGGAGACGGAGCGCGTCACGGCTGTCCGGCCTTTGGCGTTGGCGTTCTTCTTGCCTTTCGGACGGCCCGCGCCTTTGCGCGGGCCGCCGTGGGTGGTGGGTTTTTTCGATTTACTCATAAGAGCGTTCAGCGAGGAACGTAGGGAAGCGCGGGCATCCCCCATCGGTCAGACCGCAGAATCCAAAGCTTATCAGCGCCCCCACTTTCGGCGGATTTATTCTCACATCATCGCTTAAACCCGATCCAACGCGGAATGTGACATTGCCCCATTTGACTATAAGAGCGCCGACGATGCCTGCCAGGCGACCTTCCCCGCTTTCACTTCCAACTATCACTGCTTCGTCAGACTCGAATGGCTTATATTTAAGCAGACTTGTAGACCGGCGGTTTTCGTAGCGGCTTCCAGGGGCGCGCAACATGATACCTTCAGCACCATCAGCGCAAAGCTCCTTGAAGAAAATCTCCATGTCTTGTTTTCCAGTGCATTCTCTGTGAGGAACGACGCTGGCGATAGTCGATCCAGCAAGGCAGGACTCGCAGAATGCAAGGCGATCTTCGAAGCCGCCCAGTGCTTGCGGAGCATCAAACACACAGTAGCGGATTTGGCTCCACTCGCTATGCACCGGACTCTTTTTCTTCACGACGCTGACGGTGGACTGGAACTGTCCCCGACCGATGAACAGTTCGCCATCGAGCGTGACCCCAGCGGGCAACTGAGACAGGAACCATTCAGGGGCAAAGAACTGATTTCCGTTGCGGCTTATTAGTTTTGATCCGTCCCAGATAGCGCGAACACCATCGAGTTTTTCACTCATCATCCAGCCCTTCACGGATTGGCCTTCATAGCACTTAGCGAGCATTGGTTTCATATTGTTTTGGTTTTTTGTTTTTGTCTCCGCCGTGGTGGCTTCGATCTGGAATGACTATCTCACGCATTTGATTTTTTGTAAACAATTATTTTCAAGAAAATGAAATTATTTTTTGCCGCCCGCAGAGCCGCATGAACACTAGCTCTGCGGACGCGATCATTTTCCTGACGCCACGAAAATGTTCACTCCCCAATCGGCAAAACTCCCGCGAGCATAGCGGACGCAAGCGCGATGCACTCGCAGTCGAATAGATGGTTTGGTCTCCCGCCGATCCGCACCCAGCGCGACTCAACCTGCTTCGTCTTAGAGTTCACGATGTCCTTTTTCATCTCGCTCACCATCTGCGAGCGGTAGTCGGTGGACGCATCACGCGGAGTTTCCCACTTCGGCATTGCGTCCGGTTGGCGGATTGCGGCCAACTTGTCTTTGATCTTTTCGTTGCTGTGAAAAAAATAGAACGCGCGAAGGTTGTCCGATCCAGCGACTGCCGTTTCGATCTTGGAAACAAACTTTTTCACACGCCGCCCGTTGCCGTCCACATGCGAGAACCCATCCTGCCCCGATCCGTGCGATGCGGTCCAACCGTTGCGCGCGCAACGCTCGTAAACAAGCGGCGTGTCGTAACCGGCGTCAATCACTACGCTCCGCCCGGGCACGTTGTACTGAAGCCCGAGCGATTCGATGGTCTCCCACGTCAGGATTTTGCCCTCGGATAATAGCATGGACGATCCATCCGCACGGAAGGCGCGGATGACATACCAGAAGTGGTCGCGCTGTTTGTCCACGCAAAGAAAGCGCCGGTGCTCCCCGTCGATCTTCTGCCCGTCGAGAAAATCAAGTTTCGAATAATCTCCGGCGGTAATCTCCGGAAGGTCGGAAACGATCTCCTCTTGCCAAGTCTGCGCCTTGCGCTTCTGGATGAATTGTTTCAGAGGTTCCAGGTTGCCGTTGCCCTTGGCTTCGCTGGCTTCGAGGAACTCTTTCACAATCGAAAACCACGGAATCCACCAGACTCCGTAGGCTGGCACCTCGAACGAGCGATGCCCGCGAACAGGGTTCGGGTTGAGTGCGCGGAAGCTCGCGCCGGTCGATAGCCCACGCCGCACTGCAGCGGTGTCGGGAAATTGCGTTTTGCAGTGCTCGCACTCCATCCGCACCGAGTCTTGAACTCCGTCCCATAGCATCTCGCCCGCTGCGTTCTTCGGTTGCTCAAATTTGATCGCGTCGAATGTGTACCGCTGCCACGTCTTGCAATGCGGGCACGTCCAGCCCCATACTTCACGCGTGCCGCTGTCCCACTCGTGTTCCATTTCATCCGTGCTGCCGCCGCCCTGCGAGCAGAGAAACGTCTTGCGATTCCAGCGGTCGTGATGCCGGGCTTTGAGTTCCTTAATCATTCCGTCTTTCCAACGCCAGACCTCATCGCCGATGCAGTAGCGCATGGATTTTTCCTGGAGGTTCGTCATGTTCGCGCCACCCGCGAACAAGACCATGTGCGGAAAGAATATCGTGGTCTTGCGCAATGCGTGCCGGTCTTCTGGGAATAAAGCGCGGACGGGTTCGCACTCCCTGAAAATCGGCAGCAATCGCGATTCCGTCCAGTCCTTTACCATGTCGTCAGTCTGCCCGACAAACAAAGTCGGACCCGGCTTCTGTGCGACGATGAAGCACGCAAGGGTTTCCATCATCGTCGTCTTGCCCGCGCCGGTACTCGCGCGGAGAAAGACTTGCGTGGCTTCGTCATCCGTAACGGCAAGCAACACGTCATTCATCCAAGGCGCGACCGTGCGGTCAAACCGGCTCGCGCGGTCCGAGTTCGGAAAGCGAACATGCGCCTCGGCCCAGTCGAGAATTGTCCCGTCATAGGCGAGCTTGATGCCCTCGGCTGTGCCTGCGCATTTCGATCCGCTCATTTCATTCCGAACATTGATTTCAGAGCCTCAACCTGACTATTTGGTTGATCCCGACGATATGGTCCATCCGACTCAATTTCTCCGTCAAAATAAGCCACGTCCCACGTCGTCTCAAACATCTTCCGCAGCCCCCGCGCGGTCATCGTGACGTTGCCGTTGCCGTCGAATGAAGGATTGCGCTTGACGTATATTTTCCAGAGTTGCGAGCGAGTCATGTTTTTTCGAGTTCGTCTTTGATTTCCGATAGGATCTGCTGCGTGCGCTCGTGAAGCTTCTTCCTCAGCGTCACTTCGTCGAGCCCCGCCAGCGCCCCGCTCGCGTCGTTCACAAGCGCAGCCAGCTTGGCGGTGAATACGGCCCCGATACGGATGCCGTCTTCGCGGACTTGAGCTTTCGGCTCGTAGTCGCCCTTCAAGATTGCAAGTTGCATTTCCAGCTTCTCGCATTCGAGTAGAGCCTTCTTCGTCCGCGCTTCGTTGTAGTCTGCCGGTGTGCGCTCTTCCAAAAACTTTTTGCGCCAGGCGGTCGCCGATTCCACGCTGTCCATCGGCATTCCTTGCTTTACCATTTTGTGGATGTTCGGCTGTGTCATGCCCCACAGCTCCGCAAGCTCGGCCTGTGTCAGTTTCTTTTTTCCGTCCCGCTGCTCCGCAAACTCTGCCGCGATCTTCGACTCTCGCGCCGTCAGCGTCTTGCCGTCCTTCAGCTTTTGCAGGATGTTTTTAAACTCGGCTTCGCGGATCTTCCCCTGGAGATCGGATGCCGGTTGCGGCGGTGGTGTTTTCTTCGCGCTCATGGTTTAGGTTGTAGCCATTGATCAATTACAGCGCGTGCAACTTGCTCCGTCATCTTCGGCGGCACGCTCATGCCGATCATGTATTTTCCGATCTTGTCGGTCTTGGCTTCGTAATCGTCAGGAAAGCTGCCGAGGCGTTTCCATTCTCGGAAGGTGAGCTGCCTGAATAACTCCCAGTGGTGATATGTAGTTCTTGATACAAGCGTTCTTGATGTCTCTTTGTTTGACAGTCTAACACCATAAAATACACCTTTCTTTCCTTTTCCGTTTGTTGAAACAGCTCCTGGAATTGTGTTTGACCAGTATTTTTTATAATGGTCGTCCGCTTTTGTATCCACCTTCTCCTCCGCCGTCAGCACCTGCAAATCCGCCGTGGCCTCACCGGCTGAAATCCACCGATGCGTTGGCGCGAGCTTCAGAGGTGCGGCTTTGATGTCATCACGGATCGCCACGAAGAACACCCGCTCCCTGCGCTGCGGCACTCCACAGTCCGCGCCGTTCAGAAGGAAAAGCTGCGGGCGGTAGCCGATCTCCCTGAACCGAGCCATGACCATCTTCGTGTAACCTTTGGCGTTTCCGAGGATCATGCCCTTGACGTTCTCAGCAATGGCAACTTTCGGTTTCAACCGCTCGACGAGGTCGAGGTAGTCAAAGAACAAATCAGAAAGCACCTGCTTCGCCTGTCCCTCTCGGAAATGTTTGTCCTTGCCCCATGCCTTTTCCCGGCTTCCCGCCATGCTGAACGTCGAGCACGGCGGCGATCCGTCAAGGATGTCTAAGGCGAAAAGCTCTGGCGGCAAGTCGCGGATCGGACATAGGAAGTAGTTTGGCGGGTTTAGGTTCTTCTTGTAGTGCCACGCCATCTCAGGGTCAATGTCGTTTGCTGCTACGATCTGGCAACCGGCGCGCTTGTAGCCCATTGAGCTTCCGCCACCGCAAGCAAAAGTCGACATGACTTTGATTCCGTTCTGCGGAACTGCCTTCAGGTCAGCAAGCATCCATGCGCATTCTGGTTTATTCATGGCTTCTTTGGATCAAATTCAAATCCACATTTTGGACAGGCGCATTCCATTTGCATTCCGTCTACGTCAATTTCTTTTGAAGATGAGTCAGGGTAATTTTCTTCAGGCTCAGGCGGATTCAATGCTGCCTCGATAGCACTATTATCAAATCCCATGAGGTCTAAGTTAAAATCCAACTCGCGCAAATCCGCAAGCTCCAGCCCTAGCAACTCCTCGTCCCACCCACCGCCGATCTCCGCGAGTCGGTTATCTGCAAGAATGTATGCGCGGCGTTGCGTGTCCGTGAGGTGTCCGAGGCGGATGCAGGGAACTTCCTTCAGCTCCAATTTTTGCGCAGCCATCACGCGACCGTGCCCGGCGATGATGCCGTTGTCTTTGTCGATGAGCACTGGATTGTTGAAACCGAACTCACGGATGCTGCCGGCTAGTTTTGAGACCTGCGCGGCGTCGTGCTTCTTGGCATTGCGTGCGTAGGGGATAAGTTTTTCGGTCGGGATTTGTTCGATTTTCATAGTGTTTTTGTGAATTTTTTATAACTCGGCATTTTTTGCCTATTCATAGGAGAGTTGCGAGAGTTTGGTTCCCACCGGCCTGAGGTTTTGGGTAGGAGTCTCCTACCCCTAGGAAAATTTTGCCTAGTGCTTGTGCAGGGCAATAGGTCACAATGTGTTGTAAAGTTCGACAATCGGCTTTAGCGAGAGTTTGACGTTGGCCCGCTCATCCTCACGCCACGCCGTAACGGGTCGCGATGCAAACAAGTCAGCCAATCCGCGCTGAAGTTTATTGGCATGAGTAAACCACCCACTAGGCACGCCCGTGCTTCGCTCAGGATCGTCTGTAGCGCGATTCGATGAGCCGGGAGGGGGAAGCATCCCGATAAACTGCGCACCGACCTTTGCGACGTCTTGCGGCCAAAGGTCAAGCTCAAGTTGGTCACGGTTGCGAGCGAGGAAGACGGCCTTCTCTGCATCCTGCAGCGGAATGCCAAGACCCACGATCCATTCACCCTTGGGCCCCCTGACGTGTTCGCGCCCCATGAGTAGCATCTGCCCGCAGTCTGCCATTGATAGGACGGCCTCGCGTGCGGATGCCTTTGCGTCGACTGCGTGGCGGAGGGCTAGGGCGTATTGTTCGCGTGCCCGAGACTCGATGGACTCAAGCGTGAGTGTATTTACGATTTCCATTTGTTATTTTGTAGGTTGATTTTGCCTCTTCGCTTTTAAGTGCCGATGAGGGAGGCAGCCCCGTCTCGGTCAGAAAGTCACACGCGATCTTGCTGATCGCCTGTTTCGTGCATCCCAGGTAACGCGCGGCTTCGAGCATGGACATGCCCGCTGTGAGCGGATGCCCGAGAGCGTAGGCGATTCCCCAAAGGGTTTTGCTTTTGCCGTATCCGTGCTCGGATAAGAATGTGATGAAAGTGTTTAACGTCCCCATCATCCTCTCACTGGCCTCGCGGTATGCTGACATTGATGGCTCTGTCGGGAATAGGCGAATCCCCTTGAGTGAGTCAGCATCGCAAAGGGACACAAAATCCACCTCGTAGCTGGCTTCGTCATATTCTGCGGCGTCACGCGGTTCGTTCATATTTATGTTTTTTCGGAAGGTATGCGGGAAGATATTTTTTCGCGAAGGGTTTTTTTATTGGCACTCTTCGAACCTCGCGATGTGCCCGTGCATGATGACTGGCACAGCCTTGTCACGCTCGCCGTTTCGGTTCTTGTCGATCCGCAGAACTTTGCCCTTGTCACCATTTGCGAGAATCCAGACGTGATCCGAATGGTGCGAGATCGCGCGGGATTCGCGCAACCGGCCTTCGTCGTTAAGCTGGCTGGCTGTGCCGACGCAGATGTTGAGCTGGAGGGCAAGAGCCTTCAATCGGCGTGTGATCTCGCTCACGTGCTGTTCGCGCGTTTCATTTTTTCCGAGTGCTCGAAGGTGTACGAGCTGGATGTAATCGACGATTAAAACGTCGAGTTGGCCCTTGCCGTGTGCTTCGCGTGCAGCCGATTCGATAGCCTCCCAGTCCGTGACATCCGATTCGATGCGGAGGTTCATTTTGCTGAAATGAGCGATTCCCTGTTGCATACGCCTCATATCCTCGGAGAGTAGGCCTTGCGCTGCCGCCTTGATCCGGTGGCCGGTGAAATTTGAGAGCATACGCCCGAACACCTGCTTCGCTGGCATTTCGAGCGAGAATACGAGCACATATTTGAGTTTTTCCGCCGCGTCGAGCGCGACTTGTTGCAAAATTATCGATTTGCCGCCACTTGTCTCGGCTGCTACGACGAATAGCTCGCCACGCTTCGGCCCGCCGCCGGTTATACCGTCCAGCGACGCAAGGCGGGTCGAGAACGCTTCGACCGGCTCCGTGCTTTCGATTTCGGCGATGAACTCGCTCATCGTTTCTTTTAGTGTTTTTCTCGGGCGGTCCACCATTGCCGAAATTTCAGCGAGTTCACCCGAGAGCGCGGCAATGTCGCCTTCCATCGTCCGAAACTCGATGGCGGCCCTGCTGGCGCAATCCTGAGCCTTCCTGTATCGGGCTGCTGTCATCAGTTGGTCTCGATACCAGAGAGCGGTTTTCGGGTCACCGACCGGATACGCGGTTAGCACGTCCATAATTCCCTCGGCTCCGCCCGCATTCGCGAGCGTCCCGCAGGTTTCCATGTGAGCGATTATGCTCAGGGCGTCCGAAGGCGCTCCCGATTCGTGGCAGGCTTTGGCCGATGCCAGGATGAGTTTGTTGGCTGGGCTGAAGAAAAGGTCGTCCGGCCATGTTGCCAGATCAAGAGTCGAAAGATGTTGGACGATGCACGAGAGCGCGACACGCTCCGCTGTGTCGTTTCTCGGGATAGCTGGGGGCATTTGGATAATCTCGGCTTTTTGTGAAGTGTAGGTAGGCATGAGATTTTACAAGCAACGTTGCGGTTCTGGTTCGGGGTGCTTTGCACCCCTTATATTATCTTCTCTTCTAGTCCCGTTTTTGTCACGCTCTGAGCGTGACATTTTCGTGACATCGCCGTGACCGCGTTGCTTCCACTTTCTCTGCGTTGCAAGTGCCCTTTCTTTAGCGGTTTGACTGTTGTGTCGGTCAAAGTTTGAGAAGCTTACTTTGTCACCTTTTATCGTGATCCAACCGCAAATTGCCATCGCTTCATCGAACGTCTCGCAGTGCGTGATTTCGCGGATGATTCGCAATGATGCAATTCCTGTCACGCCGTCACCGTGACAATTCCGTGACGCCCACGACCACACTTTTATGAGCTTTCCGACCACCGTATCGGCGTCTAATCCGGTCAGATCAGCAATGGCCGCAACCTCCACTTTTTCGTGAAGGTGATGTTCGACTTTAATCCATTCGCTCATTTCATAGCCTCCAACCGGATGCGGTCATGCGGGAGTCCGATTCCCGAAGCATTGCCGAGAGCCTCGCACAGATGGCGGTAAAATTCAGAATTTAGGAATTGCATTGCGCTTCGTTGGTTGCTTTCGCGTCCGTTCTTATTGTCGAGACTCAGGTATTCTCGGTCATTTTGCGCGTCGATTACGGCCTGGCGGATCATTCCGCAGAGCACGCTTCGCGTGAACATGATTTCGTTGTCTAGTTTTTCTTCAGTAGTCATTTTTTGTATTTTTGTAGGTGGTGCTTTTGTATGTAGTTCTTAATTTTTTCAAGGTCAACCTCGGCCTTGTCACGCTCTTCCAATGCGTAGGTGTGTTGATAGGCTGGCATCTTCTCGCCTCGCTCCAGGCGCGGGCCGACTGGGCAACCGTTCGCGCATATTGCGAGCCTGAGTGTGATTTCAGGCGTCATTTTGTCTTTGGCGTCTCGCTCATTTTGTTTCCTCCTTGAGTTGCTCCCATGCGTTTCGATAAAATCGAGTATCCGCCATCAGCACGTGATTTGACTCCGTCATCTGCTGCGCTACCTCCCTCGCCTCGTCGCGCTCTTTCTGCATCTCAATTCCGCGTTTGATTACATGGTCGCGTGTGATTTTCTCACTTGCCAGCAGTTCCCGCGCCTCGTCTCGCTCTTCTTTAACTCGCAGTGCCGCCAATAAAATTCCTTCGTAATTGGTTGCATTTAATGCTCGTTTTGCGTCTTCGATGGTTGTTCTCGCCTCGTCGCGTTCGCAATCTGCATCGACTACGGCCTTGCACAAATCTGCAATGCGCTCGGGGATGCTTTCGGGGGTATGCGCTGGGATGTATCCGACAGGTAAGGATTTGAGTGCAGCGGCGATAATCTCCCGCGCCTCGTCTCGCTCGCGCAAAATGCGTTCGTAATGATTTATTGTCATTGTGGCAATGTTTTCCGACTCTGAAATTATACTCATAAAAAATTACGCGTATCGCGTCGCGCCCCGGTCGCTGCGGTTAGGTCAAAACGGGATATCGTCGCCGTCTGCGTCTTTTGTGAGTGTTGGATTAACTGCGGCCTTCACTGCGGCCTTAGCGGGTTGCTTGGATTGAATCCAACGCTCAATGGTATTAAATCGCATGCTCGGATTTGTGCTGCCGGGTTCTTCTCCCAAGATAACCCATGCGGACATTCCTACGAAGTCCTCCGCCTCGATGCTAACGTCTTCACCTGGGATAACCGCCTGCCCGAGTGCTTGGCGCACTTGGTCGATCTTCCACGCCGCCTTGGCTGTGAAAGTCAGGTGTTCTGCGATCTCCGGCCCGTCTGTTCCGTCTGCTAGTTTGACGCGGCAGGTCAGCTTGATCATGGGATTTCCAGCCTGGCTGTTCTTCTCGATCCCTTTGGTGATTTCGACTTGGTATTTGCCCGGCTCAACGAAGTAGGTCTCGCGGGGTTCTGATTGTGTGTATGTTGGCATATTTATTTTGTGTTGATGTTGGTTTTGTGTGTTTTGGGGGTGATTGCTTGGCCTTTACTTGGCCTTTACTTGTCGGAGTGTAGTGATCGGTGCGCCTGCTTTTATTGCTGATTCGTCAACCTCGACCCCACCGGCTGCGCAAAACTCGCGGAATTTTGCTCCGGTCATTTTGCCGCCGAGAGCGAGGATGAGGGTTTCTTTCGAGACTCCTTCGGACGCCTTAGCGATGGCGTCGGCTTCGACGTATTCGCGGCCTGCGCTTGTCGAGACCTTCCAGCCTGGGATTTCGTCTCCGGCGTTTAGGCGTTCTTTTAGCGCATCCACCAAAGGTTCTGCGATCTCCTTTTCGAAGAATTTGAACCGCTTCGCAAAGTCCGAGAGCTTGAGCGGGTCGGCAAGGATTCGGTCTTTGATTATGGTAAGCGTGTCTTTATTAGTCGCTTTAACGTCTGCTAATGCCGCCTTACTTTGCAGCACGAGCGCGCTGCATCCTTCTTTGTTGGCGCACCAGTTGCAATACTCACATGGCGTTGGGCGAGCGAACGGGGATATTGCCGCCGATATCCACCGCTGAGTTGTGGCCTCGGCCTCTTCGCGGCTGAAGTCGTAGGAGCGCACGAGCTGTTGGTCGACATAAACAACATGGCCCGTCCACGACTTGGCAAAGTTGTCCTCCATGCAGGCGAGCGCATAGGCTGCGAGTTGCTCGCAATAGTTGCGCACTTGGCCGGTCTTAATGTCCGCAACCCACCGCGCGCGCTTGCAGATTGCATCCGCCGTGCCGAGCTTAGACAAGCCCGGCACCGCCATTGCAAGATACTCCTCGCGAGTTTCGACGCGCTCGCCGCCGCTTAGTTGGCGCAAGGTCTTAATTCCCCACCGTGCGGATGCTTGATCTTCCGCTGGAAGTTGTTCGGTCGGTTCGATGTCTCCATTCATCGCCATGCGGATAGCATAGTCGATTGCCGTGCCGCGCTCGGCAGCCGCCGACGCACCGGATGCACCGACGAATACCGGGCACTCTGCAAGCTTTGGAGCCATGCTCGGCGTGAGTTCTTTCATGCGACCTCCTTCGCTTCGAGCGCCTTGGCAATCAATGCCTCGGGGCGAGCCACGATGTTTGCGCGGAGTTTATCTGAGACATCGCGCCAAGTTTGCCCTGGCTCAATGGATTTGTTGGAGACAAGGAAGGCGTTGACCGCTTCCTCGTTTTCTGCCAACATTTCAAATGCTCGCACATGCTTGGCACCGACTACAAACAAAGCCGGTTCGGATTTTGCTTTTGGCTTTTCCGCTGCAAATAAATGCGCCACCGAATCCCACTCCATCGGCAGTTCTTCAGCCAGCCCGCTGCGGGTCTTGGCGTCGTATGCCGCCGAGTGTGTTGTCAGGATGATGCGTTGCTTGCCGCCTGTGCCTTTGGCCTTGCCGTTTTCAGATTCCACTACCTTTGTTTTGAACCGGAAAAACCAGAGTTCGTCTGCCCATTCCTTAACGAGCGGTGAGCTTTGTTTGCTCATCTTCAACTCGTAGCGGTCGTAGGCCGTCATCAGGTCCGGCGGCTCCACGCGCTGAACCTTGCTGTGAGCGAGCAAGACAACGTGCTTGCCAATGGCGATCAACGAATCCAGCGCGGTCAGGAGTCGGCTCATGCGCTCAGCAACCTGAACCCAGCCCTTGCCATATCCAAAGTCCTCAATGCTGCCTTTCTTCGTGCTCGCCAACAGGTCTTCCACGCATAGGCGCTCTGCCCAGTCTGCCGAGTCAATGACAACGGTCTGGTAGTCGCTGGTTGCAACCTCCTTCAGCGCGGCGTTAAGTTCAGCCCAGCTGTTAATCTCGCATCGGTCTGTGTCCAGGTGTGCTGTGCCGCCCTCGATGTCGAGAAAGAGTGGAGTCGGGAATTGCGCGGCGAAGGTTGTCTTGCCGACCGATTCCACTCCGTAAATGACGACGCGTTGTGGTCGTGTTTGCTTGCCTTTTGTGATTTTCATTTTTTCCAGATTTCTATTGAGTTGTGATCTTCTCCGACAAATACGATATCCGCATTTGCGCGATTCATGTCTGCAAGGATGTTGTCTAGCATCCATTGTTCTCCCGGCAGCTTGTATGCCGTGGTGAGTGGACGGTATCCGTCCGATTTTGCCTGCTGTTTTGGTGTTAGGTTTATATTTTTGGTTTTTCTTTTTGATTGGCAGCGTAAACGGCCACTGCCAGCGCCGCCCAGGTGTGGGATTTGATGCCGTATGTTGGCCCCGGCTGGGCCTTTGTTCCCTGCGTCCCGAGTAGGTCGATCAAGGCTTGGCGAATGTTCGCATCCTTAGCTCGCATTGTTCCGCAGAGAAAAAGTTTGATGTCTTTTCGATAGCAGAGAGTCGGTTCGACTCTTGCAATTTCCGTGAATCGCCCGATCCAGACGCAGGTCTCGAAGGTGGAAGCCCCGACCGCCATGCCGTAGGATGCAATCATTTCGATTGCCACGGCGTCGTATTCAATGCCGATGAGAACTTGCCGCATGTCATAATTTGATATCCATCCGTGGTCAAAAATAATTCCATTCCCATATAACACGTATGCGCTGTGCGTCGTTCCTGGGTCAATAGCAAGGATGGTTTTCATTTGTCTTTCTTCTCAATCCGCCCCGCCTCGCGTCCGATGTGGTAGCAAGCCACGCATGAGCCGAGGGTCAGCACAGCGATGGAAATGGCGAGAGCTGCGCTCATTCAAGTCCCTCCTCAGAAGGAAAATTAAACTCTGCCCAATGCGTGACTGTCTCGTGTGGCGGAAGTCCCGTCATGAGTTCCCAGCCGCTTTTTGAATAGCACCCAATCTCCAGAATATCGAATCCGAAATGGAGAATGACGGTCTTGTTTACCTCCGGCAAAATCGCAGCTTCGTTCCAAGTCAATGTTTTCATTTCTCCCCCCAGGTTGTGAGCCAGTAGGTCAGCGTCGCGAAGATCGCGACCGGCCCGAATGCCTTAAACGCTTCCCAAGCAAACTGAAGATTCTGAGTGATAGTCTCGGGTTCCATATTATTTTTCCAGCGCGACAAAAAGCGCCGCGATGCCGTGAAGAGTTTTGAATTTTGCCTTTGCCTCCTCAGCCGAGCAGGCGTCCATCATGTCCCGAATCGGACCGAAAAGAGGGTCATATCCCTCGCAGATGTATGTTTTGATTTTCATATTTTTAGAGCGCATCCCTTGCGCTGAAATCAATTTTCCATCTTCCCGAAAAATGAAAAGATTTTTTTGAGATTTCCCGAAAATAAATTTTGAGAAATGTCTTTACAAACCCGCGCGTCCAATGCTGGTGCGGGTGAAACGGCTTTTTATTTTGCGATCGGCCGGTAAAACGAAACCGTTCTTATTTGCGGCCCGTGCTTTACCTTAGCAAGTTTTTTTTCAAACCGTCCGGCGTTTACTTCGGATTCGAGAACATTGCACAATGTTTTTCGGCAGCGGTCAGATTGCTCGGCGATGTCGTAAATGCTCTGCCAGCCCTCACTGTGGAGTTGTTCGATGTCGTCAATTTTTGCATTTTCGAATACCCGCGCCCAGGCGGCGGTTATATTGGCAGAAGCCAGGGGTGATTGTGTTTTCTTTCGCATGTGTTTATTGTGACCGTTTTTTCGTTATAAAAGCCGTAAGCGAAGCCCTGCGACCAAGCCAGCGTTGCGCGGCGTGTGCTCGCATACTCCATGTCGAATCGAGCGAGCATGCCGGTGCAGTGTCCGGTCGCTCCGTCGAGAGTGCGGGCGCGTTCGCTCCCGACACGGTGTAGGTGCGCGAGAACGCAGTTGCCGTAGGTCTCGGCATGGTCGCGGATCGCTTGCACGTTGAACATGTATCCGTGCAGGAATTTTGTTCCTCCGAGTTCGGCGTAACTTCGAATGTGATACGGATACAATCGCGCCCTGAGCTTCTTAGCGGCCTCCTCGATGGCTTGGATGGTAAGCGTGGCGGCGTGAGCTGCCAGCGCGTTTGGCGAGGCTGCGAGCTTGTAGAGCCGGGCTTCGTGGTTGCCGAATAGGATGTGCTGCGGGCGGAGTTCGTGGAGAAAATCAATGCCCGCGCTGAGATCGTCGCTCACGCTGGCTGCCCGGTCGCTGGAGTTCGGGTCATTGACGGCGCCTGCGCGGAATGCGGCAAGGTCCAGAAAATCGCCCAAGTGAAATGTCGTATCTGGCTTCCAGCGGTCGCGGAATGTCAGGACCGCCTTGCGTGCCTCAGGGTCGATTTGATCGCCGTGTGAGCATCCGACCGCCATCCACTTTTTCCAGCCCTTTGAGATATTCATAAGAGGTCAGGGATTTCGTTGTCCTTGCGGAGTTCCCAAATGTAGCTTCGGACTTTTTCGAGAGTTTCGGCGTCTGCGATGTGACTGCATCCTGCTTCGTCGCGCCACTCGCGAAACTCGCCGCCATCGTATTTAAGAAATGAGCGGATTTCTTCAAGGAGGTCGTCTATCACTGCGATTGCGTCCATGCCCTTCACAGCGCAAATGTGCTCTGTGCGTTCTTCTGGCAGGTTAAATTCAAGCGTGGCTTTCATATGAGTTCCTCTTCTTCGTCTTCATCTTCCGGCGGGTGAATGATGTCACTTGCTTGGCCGAGTAGTCCTTCAACTGCGTAGCGGTTGCCGAATTTAATTTCGGAGTGCAACGTGTCGCCCTCGTGCTCCCACGTAACGATTGCGAGTCCTGCGTCAAAATGTTCGGAGAGGAGCTTGCGGACTTCAACCATGACGGCTTCGCGGCTCTTCTCCATTTTTTTCATCCGTGCCAGTTGCGGAGTGGCCCGCAGTCGATGTGAACGAATCCGGCGTAGGTGCCGATTCCTCCGGTGAAGATTTTGTCCTTGCGGACGTCCTTCGCGATTTTCACAAGGTCGGGGATGGAGACCTTGGCCGTGATGTCGAGAGCCATGAAGCGCGTGTGATAGCTCCCACGCGCCCCGCCGATTGCCTTGTTGTAGGCTTCATTGCGGTAGGCTGAGAGGATTTGGATCGGGACGCCAAGCCGCTCGCGGATCGCGTCGGCAGCGTAAAGGGTCGGGATAATGTTTGGCCAAAGTGCCTGCGCGGGGATCGCGTTGCACTTGAGGAAGGAATTGGAATTGCCGAGAAAGAAAACCTCTTTCGCCGAGAAGTATTTGATTCCCTGGCGGTCGAGTAGTTTTTGAAACTCGAAAATTTCTTGGCTCATTTGTCTCGTCTGGTAGGCGAGTCAAAAACGTGCGCGCCGTATTTGTTGATAAGTTCGGGCGGTGGGCTGAATGACAGCGTGACGTTGCCAGCCTTCGTAGGCCACGAGACGGCGCAGCCGGTCATGAGAAGCATGAGGAGACAGAAGATCGCCGCCGCGAAAAAGCCGATGGCAATCGTGCGGTAGTGGTCAAGCATCACTGACCCTTTCGGAATACGTTGATGATGCCCACAAGCCCGAGGGCTGCGGCGATGATGTGGTTTTGAAGCTCAGGATCGAGCGTTAGCCCGAGGCTAGCGGCGACGAAGATAAGACCGCGCCAAGTTGAGGTCTGGCCTGCGTAGTCGAGGATTGTATCAGTCAGGTTTTTCATTGTTTTGGTGCTTTACTTTTCGCGACATGTAGAGCGCCGTGAGGATCGCGGCGACGAGGCCCACGCAAGCGGTCGCGAATTGGACGCCTGCGGTGAGTTGCGGAAGAAGGGAAATGATGAAGCCTGTGGCGGACGTTGTAGTGCCGACTAGCGCAACAAAGAAAGGGTGGTCGTTCATAGTTCCCTTCCACTTCCACTGTTGTAAAGAAGCGCAATTTCAGCGTCACTCAATGCGCGACTCCAAATGCCAACTGCGTCAATTTTTCCGTCATTTAAAGGAAAAGAACCGTCGCTTTCTCCTGCCCCTATTTGCAATTCCGTGCTCCCTTCACTAGATACAATATCCCCTGTTATAGAATTACTTGCGCTTAGAGTCCCATTTTTAAAAAGAGAAATTATTTTGCTGTCATTATCGACTCTGAAAACAAAATGCGCCCATTCGTCAAAATTGGCAAAAACATACAAAGGAAACGCGCCTTCGTCTGTTCTGCAATAAGCAAAAAAACTATTTGCTTCATTTTCATTAAGCCCAGTTACAAACGACCCTTGCATTATGAAGCCCGCCCATTTTGAAACAGTCTCTGAAAACACTTCATATTGGCTGGAGCTTACGTTTAGCCACTGTGAAATTGTGAAACTTCCCCCAGCAACACTTATTGCTGGCTGCGAAAAGTAGCTAGCGCCATCAAACACGGCAGCATTTCCAATTTTGCCAGAAGCAAATGTGACTCCACCATTGTTGGTGAGTGTTCTGTTGTTTCCAGAAGAGTCGAAAGTGTCGCTTAGTCGGTAGAATGCCAGCAACCCGTTTCTTAATTTTGGTTTTTGAATGAATGGGAGTCCTAAAATCACAATACGTCCCCCCCAAGCACCCACTCATTTGTTCCGAGCTTTATCAGCGCCCCGATAGAGTGACGCAATGACAATGCAGATGCGCCACCCGCCGCGTTTACGGTCACCCCTGCCCCCGCTGTCACAGCCACGCCGCTGACTGCGGAGCGGTAGAGGAGCACCTGCGAGCCGGTCGGGAAGGCCGCTGTCGAGTTCGGGGGCACGGTGATCGTCATGCCGGTAGTCGCATTGATGAGGCCGTAGGCGTCGGAGAGCGCGAGCGTATAGGCCGAGACTGCCACGGAGTTGATCGGCAGCGAGAATTGAGGGACGGGAGAGAATGCGTCCGCGTCGATCAACTCTTCCGAGACTGAGCACGCGCTCAGAATCACGGTCTGCCGTGTGCCGCCTTCCGTGAGTTCGATTTCGAGATCGAGGTCAACTGCCTGTTCGTTGCCCACCAAATCCCGCAACGCGTAGGTTGCAAAATTGACGTCTGCGGTCTTGCCCGGCTTGGCTGTCAGTCCGCTTTGGATTGTCATCACTGGCAGGTCGGCAAAGCCCTTGGCCCCTGCAAATGTGATGTCATAATACTCGCCTTCAATGCCTGCGACTGTGACGCCGCCAGCGCCTATCGAATCAAGCGCGGCCAATGCGGACGCAATATCTTCCGCCGTTGCGTTGGCTGCAAGAGGCTCTGTCTGGCGAAGTGTCGTCAGGACGCTGCCGGTTGTGGCTGTGCCTGTCAGCGCCGTGCCGCCTGCCGTCACAGAAACCGTGAACTGCGTCGGCTGTGGCAAAGCCTTTACGAAATACTGTGTGCCGTTTGAATAGCCGGTTAGCGCCGAAAATCCCGTGAGCGTTACGGGTTGGTTGAGCGCAAGGCCGTGGTTTGCGGATGTGATAAACACGCCCGCAGTTACGAGCGAGCCAATCGTGATTGACGAGCTTGGCGTTGTCAGGCGGTAGGTGCCTGAGAAGGGCTTTTGCGAAAACGAGAGTCGTTGAACTTCGTTGTTTGTTGCGGAGCCTGTAACTGTAGTCGCGAGCGTGGCGGTGACGGCGGTCGAGAGGTTAGTCCATGTCGATTGGAATACGGCGGGAGCCAAGCGCAATTCGATTTCCTGCACCTCTTTTGCCGTTGCGCTCCCTGCTACGCGCTCGCCAATAACGGCGACGGTATCAGGAATGAGCTGAGAGACGTCGGCTGTGATGCTTCCGCGCGTGCCTGCGGTTGTAAAGCGGACTGTGAACTGCTCCGAGAGTTGGCCTGTCACTGTCACGCCGCCCGCGCTGGAGATCGCTGTAAGAGCGTTGAGCGCGGTTTGAACTTGTCCGGCTGTTACCGCTGCGTCGAGCGCGCTGGTGGTGTCCCCGCCGAATGTGAGCGTATAAGCTCCCGTCTCGGGCGTGCCTGTGCGTGAGCCTACGCCAAGTTTGACGCTGGAGCTGGTTTTATCGACAACGGTGAACGGCGCGCCAACGATTCCGGTGGCCTGTAGAAAATAGAGGTTGAAAGTGCCTGTGTCGCCCTTTGTGAATCTCGGCACGCCAGCCGGTGAGAGGTTGGTTTCGCTCGTAGCGAGCCGATTATTCGTGAGGTCGATGAAGAGATCGCGTGCCATGTTAAATGGCGGAGGATGTCAAATAATTACGCGCGGAGTCACAGCATCCGCTGATTCTTGTTACGCCGTCAGGGTGTGATTTTGCATGCCTCTCATGTAGGCGTCTGGCATGCTCCTCGGTGTTTTCCCCGAGATGGATGCACGCCACACAGTTTCCCAGAAATGGTTTGCCCCCGTAAAATCCAAGCCTGCACGAAATATGCCCCCGTGCGGAATTTTGAAAATCGCATTTATCCATGAATCACCTCCAGGGAAGGAGACAGGACGATCGTCGAATTAACGCACGAGGTTTGCCCGTATGGCAGCGGAATTGTTAAAACCAGTCGGTAATTCCCATCAGCATCCGCAGGCGGGAGCGAAGGGAAAACAATGATTATTCCCACGGAGCTACCAACGGAAATTGTGCCCAGATAAGTTGGCGAACCTAGGTATGGAATAGTAAAAACAGGGCCATATTCATCTCCCGCAATTGCGTACGAAATCCCGCCCGAGCTTTTCCCAGTGAGTACTGAGGACACCCCGAAATTGTATGAAATGAGCAGGCACTCTTCCCCTTCTGGCAATGACTCTGGATCGCATTCTGGGTCAGGGCCGCCGTCGATAACCAACTCGCTCTCGCATGCCTTAAGCTGTAATTGAAAAACGTAACCATTGGAGTAAACGGGAGGAGATCCGACGCCATAGGTTGCATATATTACGCCAGTAACCTGGCCGCAATTACAGCAACAGGCGCATGAGACTTTTCCGTCTGCTGTGATTATTACATTCTGTGTGCCTGCCTTTAATTTGATCGAAGGCATATTTAGCAAGCCTCAGTTTCAATCCAGGCGAGCGCCCCATTGACCGCTCCGAGGACGTATGTCCCAGAGGTCGGGAGTGCCGGAATTTTCAGCCTGCGCTGCGTGTGTCCTCCTTGGCCGGGGAAAGATTCGATAAGCGATTCGTGAGCGTCGAGCGCGGCAAAAACAAAGTTCTGCATCAAGTCGGTCGCTTTAATCGCATACGGATAGTCCGACGCTGTTTGCCCTTTCGGGAGTAAAACTTTTTGCTGGAAATCAACTGGGAGCGTTGCTGCCATAGGTTATGCAACGGGCAAGAAATTTATTGTGCTCAAGTCTTCAAGTCGCCGAGGAACATCTTGATTGTACGAGATGACATACTCGCTAAATGAACCAAAGTTTTTCGTTGTATGGTTCACGTAGAAAATGCCCTTCGCGACAGAGTAGAGGCTGAATGTTGCAAAGCTGTATCCGCCTTGTAAAAACGGCTGTTCAGAGATAACGAAAGCCTGCGCGGACGCCGGTATGATTCTCCTGTACCCGAAATAACCCAGATTTATAGGCCCATCATATTTCGTAAAAGAAGCGATGTCCGAAGATGGCTGGACCTCTGTCACAATGTCGATTTGCGGAGGTTCAAAAATTTGAGCCAACGAAACATTGCTTGGGAGCACTCTGGTGAAAATGTAATTCTCATAAAGAAAATCGAAGTGCTTAGTTCCAGAGCTGCCTGTTAGTCTCTCAATAACTCCCAGCCGCTCGATATTCCCCGTCGTATTTGTCCGCCCGTAGGCCGTTACTCGAAACTCGGTAAACCCATCCTCGCGCGTCTGCTCCTGCGGGTCAGGGTAAATATAAAGCCCGTCTATTGCAGGCGTCCCCTCGTCATCTGGCAATAGGTTCCCCACCGCCAACTCTGAGCGATAGCGATTCTCGTCGCCGCGTCGGCAAATGTATGTGCGCTCCACCCGCACAAGGCCGCTCGGGAAGGTCTGCACGGCCCTGCCTGGTGCCGTGATGAGATTGCGTGTGCCGTGGTATGTGTAGGCCATTTTAGTATGCTAGTGCTTGCTGTGGGAGTTTCGGTTCGATTTTTGCGACAAGGTTTTTGATTTCAAGCACAAGAGTTTCGAGAGGCTTCTGTTTCTCCTTTTCCATGTCTCGCTTTGTTTTTCCGTCCTCGCCGGGCCTGTCGACTTCCGGTTGACCGTCCCTTTTTTTAGACCTTCCAAATTTGTCTATGACTTCAGACTTGCCCTCTTGAACGTCTTTGACGCGCTGGGCAAACTCGGAGCCTGTTTCTTTGTCCTGCTTACTCAGCCCGAGAGATTTTCCAATATCGTACATGCTGCGGGTGTCGCGGCCTGATCCTTCCCCTCGAATGCTCGACTCGACTTCGCTTTGACGGATCTGCTCGGCGGTTCTTTTTGCTAACTCAAATTGTCCTTTTTGGATTTGCTTCTCAGCGCGTTGTTGCAAGCGCCCGCCCTTGTCGATGCTCTGCTGCGATTCAGCTTCCGCAATGCTTTTCAGGATGCTGGCTGATTTTGATAATTCTTTATTCATGCCTGCCTGATCTTGGCGAGCGCGGGCAATTTCATCCGCAAATGATTTCGCTTCAGGTTGGCCCATGCCTGCGTCGATGGCCTGCTTTAGCGCGGCGTTGTAATCCTTTTTATATTGCACCGCTTTTTGCTCTTGCTCGTTTCCGCTGATCTTTGCCTTTAGTGATTGCAGGTCGAGTTCAAGATTTTCGCGGAGATCGGACTGGCGTTCGGCTTCCTTGGCTGCTGATTCTTTTTCTTTTTCGACGCGGACGGTCTTGATGTTGTTAATTTGCTCTTCGAGTTTCTTGGAGAGATCGAGCTGTTTGTTTAAGTCTCCGATCCCTTGCGTTTGCTCGTCGATTTTCCCAGCGATAGAGTCGGCATACGAATAGTTGCTTTCGAGCAGTGGCGTAGTTCCAGTTATCTCGCTGTTGAAATTCGACCAGGCAGAGCTGATCCCGTCGATGGCAGTCTTGAAGTCTGAGTTGAGATTAAATGCCGATCCAATTTCCGCGCCTGTTTCTTTCGCTTTTTCTCCAAGCTCTTCAATTTTTCCGGTGGAAGTCGCAACGGTTGTTCCGACATCTTTTTGGCTAGCGCTTAAATCCTCGCCTCGTTTCACAAGGTAGCTCATAGCGAATCCAAATGGCGTATAATACTTAAACGCATCGGCCATCATTTGATTGAATCCATCAAGCGATGTTGTCACGCCACGATAAGCAGATCCGAGGATTCCAGTGTCGTTAGCGGCTTTTGTGTTGGCGTTAGAAATATCTCCCAGCGCGGAAGCCGCTCCTTTCGTCGCATTTGTTAGGTCTTGAATTAGAGGAGTCAGGTATTCTCCGACACGTTGGCCGAATCCAGCGGCGTCCACTTTTTCCATGCTAGCACCTAAGCCACCCACGGCAGGAATAACCTCGCTCAAAATACCGGCAGCAAATGCCGCCATCTTCCCTTTTACGGCATCGATTGTTTCGCCCGCTGCGTCAAACGTCGCAGCGTTTTCGTTCATCACGCGTTCCAGCGATCCGACTTTTCCGCGAGCATCAGCCAACGCCGGTGAGAAGTCCGTTAGAAGTGGGAGCAACTTACCGCCAAGCTTGTCACCGAATACTTCGGATGCCATCGCTGCTCTCTGCGTAGGATCTTCAATCGCCGCGATCTTGTCGGCAAAAACCTTCATCTGCTCGGTAGGTGTCTTGCCTTTGAGTTCTGCCAACGAAATCCCCAGGTCGGTCATTGCGGTGGCTTGTTTGTCTCCGCCGTTGGCCGCGTCCTGCATAAAGTTTTGCAGCTTGTTTATGACGGTTCCTACCATCTCGGCTCCGAGTCCTGCGTTTTTAAAAGCCGTTTCCAATACGAGCAACTTGCCTGCGGCCTCACCTGTTCGTGCGCTTAGATCCGTAAGCCGTCCGCCAAGATCAAGCGCGTCACCAAATCCCCGAGCCACCGATTGCGCTCCGCTAAATGCAAGGTTGATCGCCTTGTTAAATCCAGCGGCGGCGATATTTCCAAGCGTAAATGCGCCTGTAATTTTTGCAAATGACGAGTCAAATAATCCGCCAGCATTTTCGGATTTGTTGCCAACGTCCTGCAATTCTTTCCCGAGTCGATCAATTTTGGGCGCTGTGTCTGAAGCTGAGTCCCCCATCGACCTAAGTTTTTTCTCCATCCCCTCAAGCTGCTTGGTGCGACTGAGAGTTTTTTGAAACTCATCGGCGGACATCGCCGTTGTTCTTTGCTGCGTGTCAAGTTCGGCGAGTTCCTTTTGGACGTTCTTCAACGTCTGCGATAGTCCCGCGTCCTTTGCTCCAAATTCTACTGTGACATCAGCCATACTAGGTCACTCCGTCAAAGTCTTCTTTCGCTTCTTCAAGATCGTCTCCATCTGCTTTTTCATTTTGGCGACTACGACCTGCGAGGCTTTGAGCTGTTCGCTTGGCGGGCAGATGCGACTAAGCCACGGCACTTTGTTTGTCATCAGCACTCGCGGGTTCGATGTGTCCCCGAGGTGGTTTTCTATTTCGCCGGTCGCCTTTGTCTGATCCACGACCCAGTCGGGAATCCCTCGTGTCATCTTCCCGCTTATGACTCGCGGAAGCTGCTCCGCGCAACGTGCCCAGCCAGACTTTGCAATGCCGACGCGCTTGGCGACGCTTTCGATGTAGCCAGGCAAGTCTCCTTCGGCAATGTAGAGTTTGTTACCCCTGTTTCGCGTGCGCCCGTCTCGCGGCTTGCGATGCTCTTGGTGTATGGCTTTGAAGTCGTTTGTGACTTCAAGCTCGCCCCACTTCTTCAAAAATCCAATCCGCTCCAGAATGATCTTGATGACATCGTAACGCTTTTGTTTCACCAAAGTTTGCAAGCGATTGCGGATTTTCTCGGTTGAGACTTCGGCAACCATATCGTCAAGTGCTTGGTCGGTCTTAATAATCTTTCCAATATCCAATTCAACGCGCTTGGCTCCAGCGTCAGGCTTCGTTCCGAACGGCTGCGTCCGCCTCGCTAACTCTACGCAAAGCAGGCGAGCATTGAGAGCCACGCAATCGGGAATCGACTTCTCAACGATCTCGGAATAATCCTTAAGGATTTCCACGAACTTCTGTTTGTCGAATTTAAATTTCCCCGCCATTGTGAGTTTTGTGAGTTTTGTGAGTTTTGAGAATCCGCTCTATTTCGGCGAGCGCGTCAAAATCTTCCCTCTCATTGCTTCGCGTGTACACGCGCGGGATGCCACGAGCGAAAGAATCGGCGTCGAGAATTTGCAAGCCAGCCGCATACGGGATTTCCCACATGCACTCTTTGAACCCCCAGCCGGTCGCGCTCGCGAGCCTGAAGACGTAAGACGCGAGCCAGTTGGGGGATGCTACTTTCCCCCGCTCGGACTCGCTCCTGAAGCGTGTTGGGCTTTAGTTTCGGCAGCGTTCACCTTGTCCCACGCTGCGGACACGAGAGCAGAGAGTTCGTTCTGTTCGTCGATTGTCGTTAGGTTGTCGAGCTGCCAACGGCGCACGGCCTTATTGAACGCGATCTGATCGCTGTCCACGGCAAGCACGTCCTCAAGCGGTGCGATATGCACAAAAGCAAATGCTGCCACAAACCAGAACTCGTCGCGCTTCTCCAGCATGTTTGAGCGAATGATGGAGATCGTGCCAGGCACGCACGGCCTGAGTTTCCACTTGCCTGTTTTGCGGGTTCCCTCACGCATGCCCGCTTCGCGGAGCACTTCGTCGTCTGTTAGTAGTTCGGTGTTCATAAGTTTTGGATGATTTCTTTTTTGTCTTCGTCGGTTGCGTCTTCGCGGATGAGGAGTCGCTTGCCCTTGATTTCGACTTCGATCCGGCGCGGTGTGTTGCGAATCCAGTCCACGAGCACATCGCGATTCGCGAGTGCGGCGCGGATGTAGTTTATCGGGTTCTCAGGGTCGCTTTCGTTGAGTGCCTCGCCGCCCTTGGTCATCCCGGCAAAGACATCCTCCGCGCGCTGGCCCTTGTCATTCACGGCGTCAAGCCAAAAAACGGTAGACTCCCGCCCGTCTGAGCGCACGGTGCGCGTAATCGGGCAAGGCATTTTGGGGAGAAAGCCGAGAGTCACCATCGCTGTGGCAACCTTTAGGTTCGGAGTGTAGAAATACTGCTCCCTGTCGTTAATCGTCTCGGTGTTCATATTTTAAAAAGGCGACAGACTTTAGCCGGTCTGTCAGCGGGCGCGTGCGAGCGGGTGCGAGAAATTACATGCTCGGATACTGCGTTGCCTGAATCGTCATGGTGCGGAATGTGTCGCTGCTTTGCTCGGAAGAAACGCTGTCGACAACGATCTTGCCGCCGGTCACGCCGAACTCGGTCGTAGCATTTGCGATGGTCAAGAGGCTGCCGACGGATGCTGTGGCAACTCCGCTTGCGCCGTTGATTGCGCCTGAGATCGAGATGGTTGCGGTGCGTCCGTAGGTCGAGATGGCGACAATATCGCCATCTTCGTCCATGAGTTCAGCCTTCTGTCCTTGGACGGAGCGGTTGAACGAGGAGAGGATGATGCCGGTTTCGGCGGTTGCGCCGAAAGTAACACTCGCGGCAGAGGATGAGGTGATGACAGATGCGGCCATACCTCGCAAAAACTGTCAACTCAGTTGAGGAACTCGGCAAAGACGACGCGCGTATTACGCCCGCGCGCAATCTCCGCCTGCGTCGCGATCTGAATGGGATTGTCGATAAACGCGCGGATGCGCGTGCTGCCTTCAAAGTCGTACGCCCAAAGCTTGTTCTCGCCAGGCGCGAAGAAGTATGTCGTCACGGCATGCCCAGCGATCTTGCCGTTGCGCTGGTATCCGTATTGCAAGACGCGGCTGGTGATGCCCTGCCTGCGAAGCCCTGCGTCCATCGCGATTGCGGTCGGCATGCAAGCGTTCTTTTCCATTTCCATCCACCGCTCAGGGTTTGTCGGAGTGCATGCCGACAATGCGAGAAGCAGGATGGCGAGCGCGGCTCTCACCTTAGAGAAGCCCAGTGTGGACCGTCACGGAGACGCTGCGCAAAAAGTGCCGGTCGGTTGTCGAGAGGGCAACCGGCCCATCTCTCAACACGCCGTACACTTGGCAGGATTTAGGCTCGATAGCGTTGAGCTTGTCCACGATTCCAAAGACATCGTGTGTCACACACAGTAATTCAGCCCAGAGATTTTCGAGAGTTTGCGCGTTTGCGTCGTCTGCTTGGACTGCCAAAACAACGTCAATCGTGAATTGAAAAATTGCGCTGTTCGTAATCGACTCCGACTGCCGGGTTGCCTTTACAAAGCACGCTGGCAACGTCATTGCGGCGAAGTTCTCCGACGATGTGACAGTCAAGTCATTCTGAAATTCAGCCTGCAAATATCGAATAAAAGCGTCGGTGATTGCCTTTTCAAGCGTGCGCGTCGTAGTCGCGACCGCGCTTTTCGGTTCGGGTGTTGTCGAGAAAAAAATCATTTGTTCACGTCCTGAAGTGCGAAGTCCACTGAGACGGCATCTTGTGCCAACTCCGCAGAGACGACGCGGAAGCTGGCAGCGTCAATCGCCACCACGTCGCCAAGGTTGATTTGCTGCGTTACGGAATTGTAAGGCGCGGTGATTACCATCGCAATTTGCGTCATAAATCCGCCATCCCCGACGCTGTTCTCGCAGCGAAATGTTGTCCGATTTGCCGAGAATGTAGAGCCTTGAAACGTGACGGTGATCGGTAGTTCCCCAAGGACGGCGGCAAAGTCGGCAGCAAAATAAGTGGCAAGGCTCACATTGTGCCGGTTTCGTCAAATTAAGCCCACGCTCTTGCAGAGCCGGTGATACTCACTGCCCCGTGTTGGCGTTTCCTTGCTCGTATTGTGCGTTGCGTTCGACCAGTGGATGATGTCGTAGGGTGTCGCCACCGGATGCGTGTATGGAGAGCCTGCCACGCCGCCGCAGTCGAAGTAATTTTCGAATGTGCGGAATGAAATCCCACTGCGCTGGAGGCCTTGAATCATTGCAATCATGGCTTCGTGCCAGTCGCGTCCAGCCATGCCATCCTTGAGCATGTCGCCGATAATATCAGACATTTCTGAGGCGTAGGCAGAGCCTTTCGGAATGGCCATGACAACAGGCGAGATCATCGAGAGCCACGGCGTGAAGGTGTAATCCTCCGCGACGATCTTCTTCGTGACTGCCACGTCCATCTGCACCCAGATCCCACCGTAATCGTGAAGGATCTTGAAGGCGAAGTAATCGCTCCAATGTGCAAACGAGCCGATGCCGCCGTTCGGAATGCCGGTGTGCGGATTGCCTGCGAATCCAACCGGCTGCACGTAGTCCTTCGGGACTTGGCGCACTTCCACCAAGTCGGGAACGCCAGCGACTTTTTGATTGGTCCAGAGAATCGGCTTGTGTCCGACTTCAAGTAAAAGCTGAAGCGTGAGTTTTTCCATCAGGCCGAGGCGCGGCCCGATCCAGACTGAGTGTGTCGTACTCATTTGCGTGCGAGGACGGTGAGGCCGTTGCAGTTCTCGTAATGCTCCGCGATATGCCAGTGATCGTTGTCGCGTAAGAACTCTTGGATTGCCAAGTTGATTCCGGCGCCGTTGTCTTCGCCTACAACACCAAAGGCAACCGTGTCATGGAAGACGATGTATTTGCGCGCCTGGTTGCCGTGCTTTTCGAGTTCGCCTTTTACCTGTGCGTAGGTGTGAAGCGTATCGATGAAAAGCAGGTCGGTCGGTTCGATTGTTTCAGCGTCGAGCGTGCTGCCCTGCTGGAATGTCCAGTCGATTGCAAGCTGCGAACTGATGCCGTGCACGTTGAAAAAGTCGTGAAGATCGTAGCTGCGGAGCTTCGTGTTTGGCTTGTTTGATAGACCGTGCAGAAATGAGTAGGTGGACATCCCTGTGCGCACTCCGAACTCTGTCACGTGATCGCATTGCCGCGCGAGCTGCGCAAGGCGGAGCATGTGTTCGTTGATGTCTCCGGCGATAGATCGCGAGCGGTTGAAGATGTTGATGAGAGGCCACTGTGAAACGAAAGCATTCATGCCGTATTGATAGGCGCGATCGGAGTTTTGAAGGCCAACGATGGCGTCAGTCGGGCGCGTGCCGTTCATCGGGTGATCGTGCTGCCATTTCAATCCGTTCACCTGGAGAACAGGCGCTTCAAGCTGCGTGCGAGTCGTAAAATCGTTGTCGCAAAAAACTCCGTAATAATTGGGATGGAAAACATACTTGCGCTTATTGTATAGCGCCCGAGAGAGAACCGGATGGCACATGAGGCCGTCTTCACGGAGCGAGTCCGGCACGTAACATGCCCATTCTTCACTCCCTGCGGGGAGTTTTTGCAGCTCTTCATCCCAGCCCTGCGGCGGCGTGAGATCGTCGGCAATGACGACAAGGATGTCGCCGGTTGCGTAGGCGGCGGCCAAGTTCCAATTCGCAACGCTGGAAGATGCCCACTCGGGCGGCGGGACGCTGAGCGCGGCGGTTTCAAATTGCAAGTGCGACTCTTTATCGTCGGACTGAATGCCGAAAATGTGTTCAACATTCTCGGGATTTGTCGCGCGCTCAAGCCAGATTTGTTTTGTGGCTAGGGCGCGTTGTGGTGTGTTTCGGGTTGCGTGTAGCAGGCTGATTTTTTTCATGGATTTGTTGGGTTTTTGGTTAGTGTTTCAAAGATTCTCTTTGCGCGTTCGCGTTCGATGGGGTCACTGCATCGCTCGTGCGTGGCATCCTTTGGAATTGGCTCAAAAGCCGGATGGTGATGAACGAAAACAACGTCGCGAGCGTCCACAATCGCGCCCAGTTGCTCGGCGCGAATGGTGAACTCGGCGTCTGAAAATTGGTTTTTAAAATCGGGGTGAAAGAGTCCTTGCTTGTCATAAAATTTCCGTGTGCAAATCGCCATCGGCAGGAGTTCGTCGGTGCGGTATCCGTCCGATATGCGGAGAACCTTCTCGGCATTGATGTCCAAGCGGCTTTCAAGCATGTCATCCCAGCCAGGCGGACATTCAAAGTCATCAGAGAATTGCACGAGGATGTCACCGGTGCTCACGCTAGCAGCCAGATTCCACGCTCCGACTGATCCGCCGTCCGTCTCTTGGCAGACTCCGCAGAAGCGTTGCAGGACGGCTGCGGTGGCGTCGTCTGAATCGACCGCAAAGATGTGCTCAACGCGCTCGGGCTTGTTCGCGCGTGAGAGCCATAGGTTCATGTTCTGAACCGCTTGCAACGGCCTCCCGCGCGTAGCATGAA